GGGTTGTACATACGACCTGCCACAGGATATCCATGTACTAGATTCTTGGGTTCAGTGGATTTGAGTCGTTTAGGTGCTGGCTCAAATTGTATGTTAACTCGCTGTTCAACCATCTTGATGGTTTTGAACTGTGCTATCTGATTACGGATCTTGACTTGATAACCACCAGCACAGGCTTCCACATTACCGACCTTGCGATCGTTTTCTTTTAATATCCAATACTGTTTGTCTACCACCGGTAGCGCTATTAATGTCATTGTGTTGATTCCTTTTGTTTATTCCTGCATTCGGTTTTCATGGCTGGTGTAAAATCTGGACTGATTTCAGCAAGTCGGCAATCATACATGATCGGCGACTGATTGAGTGTTGAATTTATGCCCCAGATCAATCCGACTAATGATGCAACCAAAAATACCAAAGCCGCTATCATGATCATGTGTGTTCTACGATTGTTCATGTTAGTATTCCTTGATAAGTGGCATTCATCCAACGTCCGAACGATTCGGCCGATTCCGAACACTTGTTGAGTTCATACTTGCCACAAAACTGCATGAAACGCACACCTACCTGACCAATGTCTTTGTGCGAAATCTGTTCACGGATACAGGCATCTACTAACGCCTTGACTTCTTCGGGCTGTGCTGTCAAGTCAATCAAGGTCCTGTTGCGTTCATAATCATCCAGCACACGATGTTCTACGCCGTCAGGATCGGTCCAGCGTTGTAGCATCATGTTGTTCCAGTTGTAGCCCTGACGTTCTCTGTCTTCATAGGCTTCTTGTAGGCCAACCTTATTCTTAGTGCCCTTGGTTCGTACGCCCGGGTAAGCCGAGAACACGTTATCGCTACTATCACCGCGCATGCATTTTTCAAATAGTAGCCATTTAGGATCAGGGATTGTTTTAGCTTCTTTAGTTTTTTTATCAATGACAGATTTGCCTTTGGCATCGAAGATTCCTTCTATGGTGTGTAATTCGTCGGTGATACCGTTGTACTGGGTGACATTGGGCGCCAACAGTTGTACAAAGTCAGTGTCGCTTGAAATTACTACATGTTTATCATGGGGGTGTAAAGCTATCCAGCGGGCAATAATATCGTCACCTTCGGCGGTTGGGCATTTGATGACAGAGCAATTGGTTCTTTCGGACAAGTATTTAGTCAAGTTGTCATAGGTTTCCCAAAACATCTTATCTTCTTCTTGTTCTGTTTCTGTTAAGGCTGCACGAGCTACGGTTCTATTATTTTTGTAGGGTTTATAAAAGTCTTTGCGCCAGCTTCGTCCTTCTAAAGCAAAGACCACATGGTCTGCTTCAAATCTACGTGCCATTTTATTAGCGGCCATCAGGGTGATGTGTAAGGCAAATCCAATCTTTTCCCAAGTATCACTGGCTCTAAATGCTCCATGTCGAGCACGAAAAAAGAGATTAGCGGTATCAATTAGCACATAGTTCATGTTATTATTATAACAGATACCAAGTACAATGTCAAATAAATTTGTTTTTAACAATGTAATTGAGCATGTAACGGAACCACCAAGCATGGCCGTCTTTGCCAAAATGCCAAGATTTAGGCGACACAGTATCTATTCCAGCGGCACGAATCAATGAATTATAGGTACTGTTGTGATCGTATGGCCCAATATAATTTTGGCCCCAATCGTAACGATTTTGTATTTTAGAAAAATCATTATTACCGTTGAAAAACACATGTGGAATAGATTTTTCTTTTAGTTGTTGGTGAAAAGACCAAATTTGGTCATGTGCTTCCTGCGTTTTTTGTTGCCAATTGAGCCCGATTATATAATTACGATAGCGTTCCTGTGCTTGGACAGGAACACGGTCAATACCGCTGCCGTTGACTTGATATACAATGTCATCATATTCCCATTCTTCTCGTTCCCAAGTACTCCATTGTATGATAACTAATTTTTCAGAATTAGGATTTTGAGCCAACCATTTTTGAGTGGTTCTCATGATTCTTGCATTGCTGGCAGCACTTTCTGCATCACAATGGAACCCGGCATTCAACGCCAGGCTCAACAATTTCCCCCAACTGTAAGCCAAGTTTTCTGGATGTGGCAATCTACCCAGGTGTATCAACTGTGGATCATCGTGGGCAAACGCATGAGTATTGACCACTTCGGCCGCCGCAGTATGGCTATCACCATTGACATACAAAATCATCTAATAAAGTTCCTCAATTTTTTGTATTATGGCCTTGGCAAAATTGTTGTTCGATTGCACTCCAAAATGGCTACCATCAATTCCGTGATCTACAACTAGTGATAACATATCGGGTATAAATTCTTCAAAATCTGACAGATAAAATTCTGTCAAATATCGTGCTGGATTTTTGTCAGCCATCCCTCCATTTCCGCCTAGATTGAAAAATACAAATTTTAATTTTTTCTCGCGGGCATAATTAATAAATTGCATAATTCGCTCGTACATGTCGTGGAATAGTCGTTGGTCATCAAATAACAATACCTCGTAAGGTGGTAAATCTGACAGCTTGCAAGTACATACTGCTTGCTTTGTTTGATCATAGAATCTAATCCGACTTAGATCACTCAGTTGCAAAATTACTATTTGATCTTTTAAAAAATTTGTATTTGCCAACAGATTAAAATTATTAAAGTTTCCAACGATCCTGACATGCTTTTTACTGAGTTCTAATTTAGATGGAATTAAAGCATCTTTGTTAAAATATTTAGATACAATTGCTGTATAAGAATATTGTTGTTCTAACCATGGTCCGCCACCTGTATGACTACATCCGTAAAATAAAATATGATTGCTATTAGTATCTATTGATATTTGTTTGATGCCTAATGGGTCAACATCAATTTTTTGATATTTTTTTAAAATATTAAGATGCTGATAAACATCTTGCTGTTGACCAGACCCGGGTTCCCATATAATCTTTACACCTTTTGAGGCCAATAATTCAAATTTGTCCATGGGCAAATCACCAAAATCACTGTAGCATATGACATTATTATCAAATGCCAATTTAAAGTTATCCGTTGTTAATAAAATATTATCCACGGACAACGCATCTGCTGTTTTTTTATTGCACTTTATTTCGGGACCAAAAACCAAAGACATGACTATTTTTGTTTAAGTAGTTTAACTGTTTCTGCTTCTACCACTCGCCGGCGTAAACTTGATGAACTAAACGAATGATCTCGCTCATTAAATATACATTCAATACCGCGCTGATAGCATTCGTTCTTGCCGGTAAATTCTTTGTCTGCGTATTCAACGCCAAGTACACGCACATCCACTGGCAATATTAGCAATAGATCAATTAAGTCTTGCTCGGTTTGATACACAACAACTTCATCCACATAGCGACAAGCGGCCAACTGTATTTGTCGTTCAACAATACTTTGTACTGGTTTGTTTTTGGTATCAGGGCGATCGATGGTTGGATCTGTTTGTAGTCCGCATATTAAGTAATCGCAATGATTCTTGGCTTCAGATAACATGGCAATATGCCCTGCATGTAGCATATCAAATGTACTAAAAGTAATGCCAATTTTTTTACCATCGGCATGTAGTTGTTTAATGTGATTAAAAATCATGAAACTTCACTACGTCCGTCACCTATGTTACGAGTTTTGACAAAACGGTCACGTTCAGGATCAGTTTTCATTGCTTCATACTGTTCCCAAGTTTCCAGAACCACATTACGACACACAGCAGTGAACCAACGATCCACAATGTCGGCATCAGAATCTTTTGGATCCATCATGTAACCGTGACGCACCAAGTCAGCTATGAATTTATCGTTCCAGTCCAGTTCAAAAGCACCGTTGCTGATATCAGCCGGATCAACATCCATGCTTACAATGTTGATATAGCTTTCGCCTTTTTCTGTGGCAATTTCCTTGGCAGTTTTAACTGGAGCCTGTTTTGTTTTAGGCTCGGCCTTGACTTCGTGTTTTTTCTTTTTGAAACGATCAAAAAATTTCATATTAGTCTCGAGTATTACCGTAGTGAATAACTGTAATGCCGTCGCTACTGGTCAGCTTGCGCCATGGATCTACAATGATACTGCCTTGCGCAATTGGGCAGTAGGGTTGTGTGTCCTTTTGATCACCGGTGTATTCATAAGTGATCTTGCGATTGTGTGCCCATAAAAATACAGCAGGACCATCAATGGAAGCAACCACTTCGGCAGGATCATCAGCAAGTGGATCTACATATACCACTGGCATACCGGCTTCTTTGACATAGAAACCAACCAGGGTTGAGTAACTACCAATACAGTATTCTACATCAGGCTTGTAGGCCTTGCCATGGATCACCACTGGCAAGTTGTTGGCACGGGCTTGATCAACCAGGAACAAGGCCAGGTTTTTGGCCTGTATTTCTCTGGCATGCATGACAGTATCAAACAGGTCGTAACCAATGTTGTATTCTTTGGCCAACCAACGAAGAGCAATATTGTCTCTTGGATGGCAGGCGCCTGCATCGCCCATACCGGCTGTCATGTACTTGGGTCCCATGATACGCATGGTACTGCGTGCAAGAGCATTGGTGACCACATCCACATTGATGTGTCCGATGCGTAGAGCAAAATCTTGGATCATATTGACCAGGCCAACCTTGGCACTGATAAAGGTATTGTAAAAAATCTTGATCGATTCACACTCATCCCAGGTGCCAACTTCGTAGCGTGGATCGTTGTTCATAATGGTCTTGTAGAGATCGATCAACTCGCCGGCAACACCAGTCAAGCTACCGTCTTCGGTACCAATGATGACCATTTCTGGATTGGCCATGTCCCACTTAACTGAGCCCATGGCAATCAGGTAGGGATTGTACAAGAACTGATGTACAGGATCTAACAGGGTAATAAACTTGCGGCGTGTGGTACCAGGCAACACAGTACTAATCAACACTACTTTTTTGCTGAAACCGTTGGCATATTGATTT